ATGGCAAAAACTAACATTTCTCCTGGAATGCAACAGTATCTGGACATCAAAAAAGATTATCCAGATGCTTTTTTGCTTTTTAGGATGGGTGACTTTTATGAATTATTTTACGAGGACGCTGTCAAAGCAGCACAACTCTTAGAAATTGGTTTGACCAGTCGCAACAAGAATGCGGAAAATCCAATTCCTATGGCAGGCGTGCCACATCATTCTGCCCAACAATACATTGATGTGTTAATTGAGTTGGGTTACAAGGTTGCTGTCGCAGAACAAATGGAAGACCCAAAGCAAGCTGTTGGGGTGGTGAAGCGTGAGGTCGTTCAAGTCATAACTCCTGGAACGGTTGTGGATTCAGCTAAGCCAGATAGCGCCAATAACTTTTTGGTAGCTGTTGACTTTGATGGTTGCCGTTATGGATTGGCTTATATGGATGTATCCACAGGTGAATTTTGCGTGACAGATTTGGCGGACTTTACGAGTGTTCGTAGCGAAATCCAAAACCTCAAGGCGAAAGAAGTCTTACTAGGTTTTGATTTATCTGAAGAAGAACAGACGATTTTGGTCAAGCAGATGAATTTGCTGCTTTCTTATGAAGAAACGGTCTATGAAGATAAATCTTTAATTGACGGCCAATTGACAACGGTAGAACTGACAGCGGCAGGAAAACTCTTGCAATACGTTCACAAAACACAAATGCGAGAACTCAGCCACTTGCAAGCATTGGTTCACTATGAGATCAAGGATTATTTGCAGATGTCGTATGCCACTAAGTCAAGTTTAGATTTGGTAGAAAATGCTAGGACTAATAAAAAACATGGAAGTCTCTATTGGCTGTTAGATGAAACCAAGACAGCTATGGGGATGAGGCTTTTGCGCTCATGGATTGATCGACCTTTGGTTTCTAAAGAAGCTATTTTAGAGCGTCAAGAAATTATTCAAGTTTTTCTGAATGCTTTTATTGAGCGAACCGATTTAAGCAATAGTTTAAAAGGTGTTTACGACATCGAACGCTTATCTAGTCGCGTGTCTTTTGGCAAGGCAAATCCGAAAGATTTACTTCAATTGGGGCATACCTTAGCTCAAGTGCCTTATATCAAAGCTATCTTAGAGTCTTTTGACAGTCCTTGTGTTGACAAACTTGTCAATGATATTGACAGTTTGCCTGAGTTGGAATACTTGATTAGAACAGCCATTGATCCAGATGCACCAGCAACTATTAGTGAAGGAAGTATTATCCGCAATGGTTTTGATGAGCGCTTGGACCATTATCGTAAAGTAATGCGAGAGGGGACAGGCTGGATTGCGGATATTGAGGCCAAAGAGCGTCAAGCAAGTGGCATTAATAACCTAAAAATTGATTACAATAAAAAAGATGGTTATTATTTTCACGTTACGAATTCAAATCTTAGCTTAGTTCCCGAGCATTTTTTCAGAAAGGCAACTTTAAAAAATTCTGAACGTTATGGAACAGCAGAATTGGCTAAGATTGAAGGTCAGATGTTAGAGGCTAGGGAAGAGTCATCTAGTTTAGAATACGATATTTTTATGTGTATTCGAGCTCAAGTTGAAACCTATATTAATCGTTTACAGAAACTGGCTAAAATTTTGGCAACGGTAGATGTTTTGCAAAGTTTAGCAGTCGTTGCTGAAACCAATCATTATATCCGGCCGCAGTTCAATGATAATCATGTGATTACAATTCAAGAAGGTCGTCACGCGGTTGTTGAAAAGGTTATGGGAGTGCAGGAATACATTCCCAATAGTATCTCTTTTGACCAACAGACCAGTATTCAGCTGATTACAGGTCCAAATATGAGTGGTAAGTCGACTTATATGAGACAGCTGGCCTTAACGGTTATCATGGCCCAGATGGGTTCATTTGTGGCTGCTGATCATGTTGATTTACCTTTATTTGATGCGATTTTTACGCGTATTGGGGCTGCTGATGATTTGATTTCTGGGCAATCAACCTTTATGGTGGAGATGATGGAAGCAAACCAAGCAATCAAACGCGCAAGTGACAACTCTCTTATTCTATTTGATGAACTGGGACGAGGCACGGCAACTTATGATGGTATGGCTTTAGCCCAGGCAATTATTGAATATATCCATGATAGAGTTGGTGCTAAGACCATATTTGCAACGCATTATCATGAATTGACAGACTTGTCAACTAACTTGACAAGTCTAGTCAATGTTCATGTAGCAACGCTTGAAAAAGATGGCGATGTTACCTTCCTTCATAAGATTGCTGAGGGACCGGCGGATAAATCTTACGGTATTCATGTGGCAAAAATAGCAGGACTGCCAAAATCCCTATTAAAGAGAGCAGACGAAGTTCTGACCCGTTTAGAAACACAGTCACGATCTACTGAGATAATATCAGTCCCTTCACAAGTTGAGTCAAGCAGCGCTGTTAGACAGGGGCAATTATCCCTTTTTGGTGATGAAGAGAAAGCTCATGAGATTAGGCAAGCACTGGAAGTTATTGATGTCATGAACATGACCCCGCTTCAAGCAATGACAACTCTTTACGAATTGAAAAAGTTGTTATAGTCTTTCAGCTGAAAATGAAAAAGATGCTTTCTATATTGAAGGCATCTTTTTGTTCTGTCAAAAACGGTCCGAGGCCTTCGGCTATTTATTAAGTGTGTTATAATAGTCCATAAGAATGCGAGGAAATTATGACAAACATTATTGGACTTGGAGTGGCAGACTTTACAGGGTATTGACAGTCCTTAAGCATTGTTATGACTGTGTTTTTGAAAAAATATAGGTTTTAAGTTTCCTTAGACTTCCCTCAAAAGTCCACAAAAAGGTGAACAAAAAAAGACCTTTACAGGTCCTTTACACAATGAGTTCAGCAGGCAAGAACTAGCGTGGTTTAAATACTACGCTTTTTAGTTTGCCTTATGGTTTATTATAGCATGATTAGTGTCATTGAGGAAAAAACTACCCTCTCAACCAGTCTTTAAAGTTCCACCATTGGTCTTGGAAGCTGTCACCTACACGTTGGTACCAGGTTTTATTCGCTTCTTCTTGTTGCTGTTGTTTAAATGATTTTAACGCATCATCTTCTTGGTCTCGTTTCTCAAGTTCCTCTTCAATTTTTTTGATTTCTTCATCATATTCCTTATCTTCTTTTATAGATAAGGAGTCTCTATAAAAAGCAGAGCCGGCATAAAAGCCATCATCTCCTGTGAATGAGAAGGTCAATCTTTCTCCTTTTTTTAAAGGAGAATCTTTTAAGCTAATAGTGTAAGGAGTGTTATCGTAGTATTGTCGATAGGGATCAGTCATGTAAGAGGGGCGACTGTTCGTCGTGGGAAGATCAGGTTGTTCAGCTAAAGTTCCCCAGTTTTTGCTATAAGGATCAGTGTTTCTGTAAAGTCTCACCCACCAACCTTTAGGTATATAAACTTTTACCTCTTTATCTCCAACAAAAAAATTTGACACAGTGACTTCTGGTACTTTTTGCTGCGGTCCGTCAAGTATAAATTTATTTTGTGTAGTCTCCTCATCCGCTCTAACGCTCACAGCACACATTGATAGACATAAGGTAGCTAAAACTAATTTCTTTTTCACTATATTCTCCTTAAAATTAAATATCAAACTTTATAATACCAGTTAATCAGTCAAAAAATCCACTCTACTTTTTGACATTTTATGTCTAATTTGACCCGCCAAGTCAGATTTGCAAACGATACCAAGTGATTTTCTTCTAATCATTATTTTTTAGCGCCCCGTCCCTGTAAAATTCCACAAACTCAAGCAAGGCTCTTTTCTTAGATTCATAATACCAGCTTTGACTTCTATTAAGTTCTTCCATAATGTCCTGTTGAGTTTTTTCCTCACTGATCAAGTAACACTCAATCAGTATTTGTCTATATTCTACTTTAGACAGTTGATTAATGGCATACCTAATAGCATCTAGTTCCTCTAGGGCGCATTCTCGGCTTATTTCAAGGTGTTTTCTGCGCGTGGGATGGTACTCTATATCAAACTGGTAAAGCTCGGTATAAGTTAAATCAAGGCTATTAGCGATACGTTGCCATCTATGAAACTCTTTTAGTTTACGAATAGCGTTCTTATGGTTCATCTAATACCTCTAAAGCTTCTCTATGTAATTTAAAAACGGTATTCCTTGAATAACCTAGTTTATCAGGTATCTCATCCCATGATAAGTCATCCACGTATCTAGCTTTGATAACGGCAATCTGTCTCTCATCTTGCAATGTGGCAATCATGGCTAGTCTCTTATCACGTTCCTTAGCTAAATATAAAAGTTGTTTAGCTGTACCTTTTTCGATGCCATTTAGTAACTCAGGATTACGAAAAGCATTCATTAGCTTGATGTCCTTGTCTCGTTGTTCCTCAAATAAGGTCATTAAAGCAAAAAGTGGTTTCAATTCTTTAAGTTGTTCTTTGGCGTTCATGAAAGCCCCCAGTGTGGTATAATTGTGTTAACAGATATAATCATGAAGGCGTTCCGTGTGGACGTCTTTTTGTTTTAGTCATTCTTGATAGCGGAAGAACGGCTCTAAAATCGTTTCTAAGCGCTTTTCAGAGCTTATAATATAAAATCATCAACTTAGCAGACAGAAGCGCTAAAACCATGTTTTATTTTAGTCTGATGGGGAATAGATGACGAAAAAGGGAGACAGTCAAAAAACTATCTCCTTATGACGACCTTGTGGCGATGCTGTCACCATTTAACTATTCTATATTTAGATCTTCAAATGGGTCAAAATCTCCAAGGTCTGCCATTATTTTATCTCTCAATGCCTTGTTGTCCTTAAATTCAAGGAACGTTGGTAAATCAATTGTATCATCTACTTTAAGAGCATAATGCAAAGCCCTAAACCAGTCCAGCATTATATCTTCAATACTATCTTTACTCGCTTCATCGAGCTTATTCTTGATGATTTCGAGCCTTCTATAAGTATTTATTTTTTTTAACATGTTCAACCTCTTCGGGGAAAATATCCCAAAAAATGATGTAACCACTTGGAATAGTGCTTAAAAAGTTTTCTGCTTCTTCTTCGCTTTCAAATTCTGCTATAAGTCTAGTCTCAATGAATTTAGGGACATGATCTTGTTTTTTAATCTGATACTTGCCATCTGCGTATTCTACAAAGACAATACCAGAAGCGTTATCTAAACTATGTAGTCGCCTTAACTTATCAACTCGCTTTTTTAAGTTACTGTTCATCTTCAAATCTCGCTTCTAGTTCCTCAACCATTTCAACAATATCATCTAGTTCATGCGCTTTATAAGCAGTGCTTAAGATAGTTTGGGCTGATTGTTGCCTTGCATATGGACTAATAGAATCATCCAACATAATGTTACGTAGCACCTCAACGGCTTCAATGCTGGCACTCTGTAATAAGGATGTGGTTTGCTGCATTAACTCACTACGATAACGGCGACAAGCCTTTTTGAAAGTAATGTCTTTAAGGTATCTATGGGCAGTTCCTCTTGTGATACCTGCTCTTTCGGCTGCCTCGGTGATAGTTTTACTGGTCACCATTGCTACCATGAATTTCTCTTGTTTAGGTGTTAAACCATGTTCTATAAAAATCACCCCCCTCCTTTTTGTGTGATTTCGTCATGCTCTGAAATAGCCTTTTCTATAGCTTCTTCCAATTCTTCGACACTACGGTAACCCTCAGAATCTAAATTCTTACGTATATTATTAACCAAGCTTGTGATGATCGTACGAACCCTTGAGGGGAAATACATGTCATCAGGATACCCCCCTAACACTATAATTCTGAATAGCAAGTGTTCAAGCTCTGTAAACTGGCTTTTCTTAAGGTATATTCTTAAACATTCCAATGACATCATTGCTCTTCATCCCATTCATGATTTGCGTAGCTCTCGCCAAAGTAAATGTCATTCTTGTAATGCTTCAAAAGTTCATGAATATAAGTGCTTTCGTAAACCTCAGGCAATCGGACATCCCCAATTTTAATATAATTAACTGACTGATTTTTAACCCCTTCTAATGGGTGCTTGATGATAACTTCTCCAAATTTACGGTCAGCATTCAAATACTCCAAGACCATCAGATGGTAATGGAACTTCTCAGCAAGTTTTTTCCGCATTTCATCACTATCATTACGTGATAACATCATTTCTAAATACTGATATTCACTAGGGGTGATTGAATCGGGCGTCATTTCAGATTCTAACTTTTTCCAAGCATTTTGAGCCGATTCTACTTCAATCTTTTGAATATCAACATTAAGTTTATGCTGAGCTTCTCCAATCTCTTTAAGGGTCTTTTCAGCTTTTTTTCGCTCTGCTCGGTATAAATCCACTTTACCACGTTCTGTGTAACGGTCGTCTTGTTCTAGTTCCTTTACAAAATCATTGAATTGGTTTACTTGCTCACGAGCTTTGATTTTTAAATCATCTAATTCTTTACGGTAGCTATCAATTTTAAAATCAAACAGTGCTGTCCCATATTTCTCAATGAAAATACGCTCTTTCTCAGCTTGTATATCCTCATCAGTGATAATCACGTCATCTTTAAGGCTTGAAGCTTTTTTTCTAATAATCCATTGCGCTGTTGCGGCTTCAACTTTTTCCAAAATATCGGCGTAAGTTTTGTTAGTTTGTTTGTACATCGTGTCTTTCCTTTCTTAAATGCAAAAAGAGGTATATCCAAAAAAGCCATTAAGCTTCATGAATATACCTCCGTTCTTCGGTCAGTATAATTATTTTTGATTGTGTTTAGTAGAAAAGCTGTGGTCTACTTGATGAATATAGCCTTCCTTGCTAGATAGGGTTAGCTTACCAAAAGTAGGTATCTCTACTACTCCTATTCTACCATTTTCTTTGAAATAAATAAAGCCATCTTTCACTTCTGTCTGCATTAAATACCTCCTTTCATCCTAACTGACTATTCTCAACTGCTTGAGCAATTTTCAGCAGTCTATCGCTTTTATCAAAACAACTAACGTAAGAGACGATAACACGGTAGCCAAGTTCAACATCTTCCAACACGGACACCTCACAAGCCCATAGCGTGCCTGTGAAGTATCCTAAAATAGCTAACTTAATATCTTGTGCCGTTGGTTGAAAAAGTGTCTGATACGCCCAAAATTGATTAAATACTGCCATCTGGTTGCTCAACTTCCTTGATTAATTCATTTTCTTGAACCATGTCATCAAGTTCTTCATCCGTCATATCCTCAGGTTGGTTGTAATAATCCTTGAAGCTGTCACAGATACGCTTGAAGACCTTGCTTAACTTTCTGTCCTCGGCATATTCTAATACTAACTGATTAGCATGCCCGCCTTGATTATCATTGTGATAGGTGGCATCAATCACTGGTTGCTCATAAGTACCAGTCATATAGCCTAGAATGGCGTGACAGGCTACTTGTGCGGTGTCAAAGTCTTTAAACGTGTAGTGAAATGTGAATGTTTTTGGTGTGTCTGAAAATGTTCTCATATTATTTCTCCTTTGTGATTGCTATAATGTCTGATAAATTGATGACGGCAGAAGGACATGTTACCCAGTTTGGTTGTCGGCCAGAAAGAAGGTATTTGACCAACTCATCATAAAAGGCACTGTCTCCTTGTATGGTGATGGTGTTGCCGCCTCGTGTGTGTAATTTTAGTTTCATATCAGTTACCTGTACAAGACCAGTAAAGAAGTTGTGGTACTCATGTCTTCATAATTGCCATAAGTTGCTTCTTGGAATTTAATGTCTATCACAGATACCGATAGGGTAAAGAGATTGACCCGATGTTCAAAATCATCTAGTGATTCATTGTGTTTTTGATAAAATAGTTTGATTTTCATGTTTTAGCTCCTTTCTCAACAGGTATCGCAAAGCCACAGTCAAAGACCCATTGGTAACCACGTCGTGTTAGTTCTGGTCTGGTAAAATCACAATCACCCGGTCTAGACTTTATGTTGAAATTAATTTTGGTGATAAAGTCATAACCGCATTGACCATTAGGAAGTTCCAATCGGTATAGCTGGTCGTTTGGCAAATCATCATAATTGTAACGCATTTTCTTTACGCCATGATTTGTATAGTTAGGATTCATATGTCCCTCTTTTCTCTCTAAAATGTGTGCTTTTTGTTTTTTTAAAAATCAAATAGCACAGCAAAAAGCACAGGGATAAAGCCAGTGGTATCAAGGGGGTTGGGCACTTTGTGCTTTTAGTAGCATTAATTTGAGCAAAAGACTTTCTTTTTTTGCACGCGCACTATTAGTTATAAATATTATTATCTATAATATTAAATACTACTAATACTACAATAGAGTATAAAGCCTATAATACCAAGGTTTTAGCTTGTATCATTACGTGTAGTTTTTATGTAGCATTAGTGTAGTTTTTAAACTCGTTCATAGTAAGGTACGGGAGTTCCACCTTTAAATAGTCTTTTTCTTGCGGGATTCTCTCCTTTTTTCCAGCCGTCATCATTATCTAAGTAATCACGTATTTTTTGAGAAATAAGGGCCTTACCACCTTGCGTTGGTTTTTGGTTAAATCCTAGATAAGCGATATGGTTAGGACTTGTCACTTGGAGTAAGCAATCTGTCTGTGCGGAAGGGTAGTCACTATAGCTTTGAGCATTATCTAACGGCTCTCCTAGCTGTTTGAGGATGTATTGCCGTTGTTCATACTGTGATAAGCTATCCCAACCTTCAACAATTTGAAACTCATTCAGTAATTGATCGATAATTTCTTTGTCGACGTCTTCAACCTTATAATCTTCTTGAATGTCTGCTAACTGATTCATTAACTCTTTAGATGGCGTTAGTGGTTCATAATTGTTAAACCATACTTTGGCTTCAGCGAGTACCTGTAAGAAATAATCTTCTTCCACCTCCATAGGATGTTTTTTCACGTCATTGATACCACATTCAATAGGGAAAAAGCGTCTTTCTGTTCCACTATCCTTAAGAAAAGATTTTTTATTAGCTGTTCCGATAAAGACACAGTGCCTTGGATGAGGAGTGGCTTTACGTTCATAAGGTTCACGATAAGTATCACTATCTGAGGAAATGAAGCTTTTAACTGTTTCAATTTCTGCCTTTGACATGCCTTTTAGCTCCCCTAGCTCAATAATGGCATTGGCTTGTATCTTCTGATAATCACTATCATTTTTACCAAACTTGATTTCTGAATCAGTGTGGTAGCTAGGGAGTAGTCGCTTAGTAACGGTGCTTTTCCCAGTTCCTTGTCTTTTATCAATGAGAATAGGAACGACTTCAAACTTTACTTTACGGAGATAAATTCTAGCCATGAGACCTGTTAGCCATACTTTGGCAATTTCTCTATTATAGGAATTATCAGCACAGCCTAATAGATCAATAAAGTAGCGTTCTCCTCTAGCTTTACCATCCCATTTTTGACTTTCAATACGCTGTTTAATGGGGTGATAAGTGTTCTTTTTAGCTAAAGCGGTAATAGCTACCTCTATATGTTCTTTACGAGGGGTAAACCGATATTTTTCATCAATGAATGCAATACAAAGGCTGGTCTGCTCGTTCGTCCATAGCCCTTTTTCTTTAGACCAAGGAACTGCTTTAGTGATTTCAATAGTTTTTTCAAATTCGTTGTATTTAATACCTGTATAGATATTTTCGTAAAATTCAAAAACCTTACCGACATTGTAGGGGCTACTAATGACATATTCTTTGTCTCCTCTACCTTTTCGTGTCCTGAAAGCAGGGGCAAAAGCAGGTTGAGTGGCTTGCGATAGTTTATTTTGATAGTCTTTCAATTCTTCTTTGTCTATGGCTTGATTCCTCTCTTTCTTAATTCTTTATCAAGTATGCTTCTAAAGGTTGTATCTATCTCATCAATGGGTAGTGGCTTAGTTGTCACGCTGTTAGCTATTTGTACCAGCTCATAAGCCGTCTCTAAATCACAATCCACCCATTTATTAAATAGCAAGCCAACAAACTTAGTTAAGGCCACGTTGCGCCCGCCTTCGTCTCCAAAACCATTAAACAAGGTATCTATGACCCTCATGGTAATAGAACGCTGACTTCTAGGGCGTGGCGTGTAAGTAGTAACAACTTGTCTGTTTGGCGTGCTACCATTTTTAGGAACAGGATAATCAAGACCATGGTTCACATAGCGCTGATAGTCCTCTGGGTCGCCTGTTGTAACGGGTAAGCCTTGTAATTGCGACCAGGTAAGACTAGCTAAATCAAACGGCAGTCCAATCTTATCGGCTATCTCCTTGACCACTTGTTTATAAGTTGCTTCAGTCATCACGTCACTAGGCTTCATGACAAGGCGATAACGGGGCTTCTCGGGGGTGTGTTTAATCGTTGGATAAATAATATAACTATACTCCCAAAGCGTCTGAGAAACGATTTTAGGTAGGTTGACGCCTGTTTCTATCTCGTCATAGTCAAGAAAAATCAAATCGCGATAAACTAAACTAGCATTATTGCGCTTATAGCTACCGTTTTTCTCTGCTGTGACCTTGCCACTTAGGCAGTAGGGGGCTTGTGTTCGCTTGTATTCTTCAATATCAATATCCTCAGGCGGTTTCAAAGGTCTAAACTGAGCAACATAGTCAAATGGTTCTAAAGGTCCTTTGTAGGGGTACAAATAAGAGCTAAAGCCTCTTGCTTCATAAATAGCCATCTACACATTTACCCCCAAAAAGATAAGAATATCACTGACCTTGTAATAATGTTTCCTGGTGTCTTCTAGTGGTGGTTGGTATCGTCTTAACCCAGCATTTTCCCACCGTTTTAGGGTTTTACCTTTGATATTTAATTCCTCTTTGACTTGTTCGGCCGTGATCAACCCTAAAACTCTTGGTTTAGGTTTCTGGTAGGCTTCCAAAAAGTGATTAAAAGCGGTCAGGTTTTGTTCTAAGAGTTTGGCTTCATAATCTTGACTAAATACGTTCATGCCTAACCTCCTTTGAGTAATTCCTTATAACTGGTTAAATCGGCATTCAATAACACACTTAGGCGTTCCTGTTCCTTTTGTACTTGATTATAAAAGGCTTTAGCACCATCTAGTAATTCTTCTTTGTTAGCTGGGATAAAGTACCCACGATTGAATCCGTGTCTAATGCCGATAATAGGGACGTTATAGCGCGTGATTAAGCTACTGATGATACTTTGGACGGAGCGTTCTTCAAGTTTCAGTATTAAGCTAATCTCTGCCCCTGTAATGGGGTTGTCTGCTCCAACCTTGATCAGATTAAGGACACGTCTATAATTCTCTGGTAGTGTCATTCAGTTCCTCCCTAATTGTAATAATGGTTCTGTGCTTGAATATAAGCCCCATAGTTTGCGTTCTGACGTGGTTTAGGTGCGTGGGTATCTTCTGGTAAGTCAATCTCTATTAACGGCTTAGAACGGCTAAGAAGAAGCCCTAAGAGACCTAAAACAAAGAATAGAATAAGCGTCTGTGTTGGTGTGAGGTTAAGTTCTTGCATCATGCCGATACCTCACTTAAATAAGTTTCTAGTTCCCCTGAGTCTTTCTCTGAACAAGGTAAACCGTTAACGGCTCTAAAGACAATCTCTGTGGTTCGTTGATAGTCTAAAGCGTCCCATGCTTCTTCAAAGCTGGTGGCACTTTTTCTGAATTTAATGACGTACTCTGTCATAACGTTAGCAATAATTACCCAAGCAATATGTTGGTTATATAGTCGAGTGAAATAGACTTCAGCTTTATCTTTGCTGAGTTGGCGATTTTTGAACATTTCTAGCTGTTCAGGAGTGTATCTATCTTTTGAAAAAGGATTTGTTTCTACTCTATATCTCATTATGTTTTTTCTCGCTTAATTATTATTTTCTGTGTAGTGTTTTTATTGATTGCTTGTTTCTTATACTAGATTCATGCTAGTTTTAAGGGGTAGCTCCCTGATTAGTTCATGTTAGTGTATAATTCTGCGAATAACTCGCTAGGGATACGCTCTAGCGCTTTTTGTTGTAAGTGGATGGCTTTAATTCTATCTTGTGTTTTGGTTTTAATGTCTTCTATAATTTCAGATGTTGAGACCACTTGTTCATAGTAAATGTTAGCTTTATAAATGAGTCCTTGTTCTTTTAATTCCTTATTAGCCATTTTTTCAAGCGTAACTTCATGTAATACTTCAACATTACGATAATGACCGTTTTTGAGGTCGAATTTTAGCCATTTTTTACGCTTCCATTTATATAGGGTGCTTCTGCAAACTTCTGAATTCCCAAAACCAAGAAAAGAAGCGATTTCTGTTAATGTTTTTCCTTCAATTTCAGATAGTTTATAAGCGACGTTTCTAAATAACACTCTCGGATTTCTTTTTTTCTTAATCATATTGTCTTGATTTTTGAGCACACAAAAAGCGCACTCCCTTTCTATGAATTTTAGGTTCACAAAATAGAGTACGCATGATATACTATTTACGTACCTACTTTGTGGGTGCTGGGAGTTCCTAACGTGTACGGTCGCCAAACTATACCACGTTAGGAACTTTTTTATTTTTCAGACTCATAAGAGTTTACAGCTTTAACGATTAAATCCGCTTTAGATAATCCATTTTTATCCGCTGTTTCTTGTATTGTATTATACTCGTCAGCGGTCAAACGAACTTCCAGCCGTTTATCACGTTTAGCTGTACCTTTTACAGGTCTGCCCATTTTTGGACTCATAGGAGTTCCTCCTTTCATTTAAGCCCGTGCTTATATCATATGATAAGCACGTACATAAGTCAACCCCTAAATTAAAAAAACATGCGTATTCTATTTTCAATGTGCAAATGGTTCACAAAATAGAGTACGCATGATATACTATTTACGTACCTACTTTGTGGGTGCTGGCTCTATCACGTTGACGGTTTGGCGATTGTAAACGTGGTAGAGTACTTTTTTATTTTGTAAGATTTTCAAAGGCTTTTCTCAAAGTCTCGGGTTTAGTCAAGTTATTCTCTTTAGCGTACTTATTTAGTTTGCTATCTAACTCTTCACTAACCCTTACCGTTAATTTAACAGTATTTGAGTTTTCTCCCTTTGGTCGTCCTACTCGTTTTTTGGTGTCGGTCATTGAGTTTATCACTCCTTTCATGTCGACAAAAACTATTATAGTTTATGTCGTCAATAATTGTCAACCCCTAAACCAAACTTTTTTTGCGTACTCTATTTTATTTTCAATGATCAGTATGATACAATGGAAGTATCAAATATTTACTAAAACCCCTTTAATAATAGCTTGCCTGCTTTATTAATTGAGTTTAGTTATACTAGTTGAAGGCTTGGAAGTTTGGTCGCTGTCAAAGCCTTTTTTGTTGTTTTCACGCGCATTGTAGCGTGTTTTTTAATGCCATTGTCTTAATATCTTGATAGGTAAAATTAAGATTGATAAGAGCGATTGCCATATCTTCTAAAGCAGTGTACTGTGCTAGTTCAATTGAGTTTAAGCAGTCAATATCAGAATAACCACCTCTGGTTACTTTTAATTGCTTGCTATTCTTACCAGTAACAGCTTTAAGCAATAGATTGTACACAGTCGGATAAGCCATTTTAGGCGCGTGTTCCCATGTCTTGATAGCTTCATTAAGTGTTTTTCGTTTAGGAGCTTCAAGAGAACGCTGTAACCTAATTTGAGTGAGTTCTTCTCGCATTTCAAAGAATGCCTTGACTAGGTTCTTTTTAAACTCTCTGACTGGTTCGGTATTTCCTAGATAGGTAACTAATAAAGTCGCCTGCTGTTCGTTTAAGTGATAAATTCTTCTAGGTCGTCCGCCTAGTGAACCTTTTTCAGGTTTATGGATTTCAAATGACAAAACCCCAAACGCTTCTAAAAGGTAACGCATGGTCACGCAAAGTTACGCAGAATTTTCCATGTTGCGTAACCTACTCAATCTCTTTAGTACCAATCGATTTCAGCATTTATTTAAGAAAGGTTACGCAGTAACAAACAATAAGTCTAATTAATGATTTATTAATTATTTATTTATATATAGGGGTAGGGTAGGGTAATTTTGCGTTACTGCGTAACCATCCTTCTCTAACGCTATCTATATCAACGTTTTAGAGGTTACGTAGTAAAAAAGGGGGTGCGTTACCTTATGTACCACACAACAGCACTTTCGTTCTTAATCCTTTTTATGCTTATCAATCAGCTTTCTAACTGAAATAATGTCAATTTCAGCATGTTCAGCTATGATGTCGTGTGTGGTGTAAGGCTCTTTCTTACCATCCATGTAAACTAGGTTCATGGTAATCCTCCTTTATCCATAGAGTTCCGTTAGTTCTTTAAAATACTGATCAGGAATTTCATCCATAGCCACTTGTTGTAATTGAATGGCCTTTAAACGATTGGTGTCGCTAGCAGTCGGTTTATTAATAATTTCAGCCGTTGCCTGTACTTGCTTGAAATACTCTTCAAGCTTAAGTTGCCTTCCTGCGGAAACTTCTTCGGATATGGCTTTTCTGTTATTGATAATTTCAAAGGTATCAATTTCACCGTTTGCCATGGTGTAATCAATGTTATTTCGATACCGCCAAGCTGCCAGCCTAAGCTTGATGTCTTTTTCAGACCAATCGGGAAGCCGCTCAGCAATCAGCTCTAGGCTCATTGTTCCTGTATCGTCAAATATCTGATGTAATAATTCTTGTGTAAATGGTGTTCTAGCCATTTGTTATTTACCTGCCTTTCTTAATCGGTGATAGCTAAGAAGTCGCTAACAGTTTGATTAGCGAGCTGTGCTATTCTTAATAGACTGTTTCTATTCGGGAGGTTTCTTCCTTTCTCCCAATTATTAACAGTACCTTTAGAAGTGCCAAAGCGTTTTCCGAATTCCTCCATAGTTTCTCCTAAGTTAAGGCGAATAGTTTTGATTTTGTCACCCACTGTCATTTCTTGCCTGCCTTTCTAATTAATAAAGTACTATTATTTTCGTACTTTTTTACCTAAAAAAAGGTTATCAATAGTGACACCGTACAAAGATGATAATTTTTGCAATAGTCCTAAAGAAATATCGGAGCTATCTTTTTCGTACTTTGAAATAGTTTGGGGATTTTTCCCAACCGCTCCAGCTACTTGTTTTAAAGTGTAACCAGCGTTGATTCGGGCAGCTTTTAGTGTAATTTGCGTCATGTTTTCAACTCCTTTCTAAAAAGCTATGGCTTAATAGTACTATTATTTTCGTACCAAGTCAATGATTTTTGTAGAAAAATATTAAAAAAATAGTACTTTTAGGTTTATTTGTGTTAGAATTAATTCAGATACAAAAAGAAAGGGGTAAGAGAAATGGCTAAAAATAGTCCCCAAGATTTAATAAATAGAGAAATTTTCTCAACAAATCTCAACATGCTTATGGCTAAAAAGAATATCAAACAGATAGATATTCACAACAAACTAGGAATACCTAAGAGTACGATAACTGGCTATGTTAAAGGTCGTTCACTCCCAACTGCTGGAAACGTTCAAAAGCTGGCGGACTTCTTCGGAGTTCTAAAATCAGACATTGACCCCCGTTTTGATTCTAATAATATTGAAACAAATAGTAATATTATCCCATCAACCCTACAAAAAGTAACATCTACTTTATCTCAGCTAGAACACAAGCGACAATTAAACGTCCTTGATTATGCTGAAACACAATTAGAACAACAAAACACAGTAGAAGAACCACAAGCCACCTACTACACTTACAACTACTACGACCACGCAGCTTCAGCTGGTACAGGTCAGTATCTAAATGATGTACAAGTAGAAACAATTGAATTACCAGTCGATTACGACGCTGATTTTGTCATACCGGTTTATGGCGATTCTATGGAACCCGAATACCATTCTGGGGACTATGTATTTATCAAACTATCTATTAACCTGTCAGATGGTGATATAGGAGTTTTTGAGTATTACGGTGATGCTTATATCAAACAACTTGTTATAAACGATTCTGGAGCGTTTCTGCATAGTCTGAACGACAAGTATGACGATATACTCATAGATAGAGATAGTGATTTCCGTATTATCGGAGAAGTTATTGGGAGTTTTACATCTAAATCATGACTATCTGATACCCACGCGCCGAATTCCACTATTTTCCACTAATTTTGGTTGCTTTACCTTTAAGGACTCGCATTTTGCTCTTTAAGACAGCCGAAAAGTCCGATTTTCTGAATACTATACGCTAAAAATGCCAACTGATTTTAGAAGCTGTCACAACGGAAAAAGTAAATTAATAAACGACCGATATATCAAGTTCTTTAAGTGAATTTACCGAGCGTTTTACAACTATTGAAATAGGTTGACGTATTATGTCAGTACGTGCCAACATTTTCCAGCATTCCGAAATGCGACCATGTGTTCGTGTTTGGGAGTAGTAACCTTCTATTCTCTAAGTTCGCTCGAAGTTCAGCATTATGCGCGTGGAATAAAATTAGCTACCTTACTGTAACCTTACCGTTACCGCTCATTTTATGACCTGTTCAATTTTCATGTCTAAATGCCAAATTTATCATCTTTACCTACGCGCAAATACCTTGATACGCCTTTAATTTTCTTTAATTACAAGACCCTCAAAACTTGGCAAAAATTGAGGTATAATCTGAACTTTTCTGAACTTTTTGTCGGCGGTAATTAAAAAAACTATCTGCGCGTGATCAGTGGTTGCATAAAGTATTATAAATTCTTGCATAAAATTATTTTTATTCATTTTGGTAATACTAAGGAATGTTAAGAGCGCTAAAGACTGTACTTTCTAACTACACCCTTTTGACTTCTTTATCAAACAAAGCTATAATGGACATAGAAAAAGGAGATTGCGCAAACAATCTCCTGTGGTAGCACCGTTTAAGACGGCAGCCTTACCGTATTTGTTTATATTTTCTATAAACCGTCCACGATTGGCTAAAGTGTGGGACGGTTTTTCTATTTGTTCTTGTTATTCATGATAGCTACTATCAGAGTACCAAAGGCAATCATCAAAGTAAGCGTTTCATAAACTGACAAACCTTGTCGTCTCCTTTCTTTTGGTTTCTGTGACTTACATACATAAGCACCACCTCCAGACATAAGGCTACGACTACCTTGACCTAGTTTTTAGACATGCAAAACTTCTTCTGAAACTCTCTGTACCTTACAAAACCAAACAAAAAAGACCACGCAAGTTTTCCACGCTCGCAAGGTCTTAAAAAGACTAATATTATACCATGATTTTCTTTTATAATATTTCGGATATTTACCCGATACCATTATTATACCATGATATGAACTAATCTAAAACCCTTTTAATAATAGCTTGCCTGCTGATGGAAAGGTTTATGATCATGAAAATAACAGAACATAAGAAGAAAAACGGTACAATTGTTTATCGTGCTAGTATTTATCTAGGCATTGACCAAATGACAGGTAAGAGAGTAAAAACAAGCATCACAGGAAGAACAAGAAAAGAAGTTAATCAAAAAGCCAAGCACGCGCAGTTTGACTTCCTATCTAATGGATCTACAATTAAAAGAAAAGTTGTGATTAAAACATTTAAAGAACTTAGTCATTTATGGCTTGAAACCTATAAGTTAACAGTAAAGCCTCAAACTTATGATGCTACTGTTACTAGACTTAATCGACATATTATGCCAACTCTGGGCAATATGAAGGTTGATAAGATAACCGCTAGTGATATTCAAATGCTGATTAATAGATTATCTAAATATTACGTCAATTATACTGCGGTACGTTCAGTCATCCGAAAAGTTCTCCAACAAGGAGTATTGCTAGGGCTAATAGATTATAACTCAGCAAGAGATATTATCCTTCCAAGGAAGCAGCCAAACGCTAAGAAAAAAGTTAAGTTTATTGATCCGTCTGATTTGAAATCTTTTTTAGAACATTTAGAAACTAGTCAACACAAACGCTATAACCTTTACTTTGATGCAGTTCTCTACCAACTTTTATTATCCACTGGCTTGAGGATAGGCGAAGCCTGTGCATTAGAGTGGGGAGATATTGACCTAGAAAATGGTACAATAGCCATTAATAAGACTTACAATAAAAATTTGAAGTTTTTGAGTACAGCTAAAACCCAGTCAGGCAATAGAGTGATTAGTGTTGATAAAAAGACCCTTAGAAGCCTAAAGCTCTATCAAATGAGACAGCGACAATTATTTAATGAGGTTGGTGCGCGTGTGTCGGAGGTAGTGTTTGCCACACCAACACGAAAGTATTTTAATGCTTCGGTTAGACAAAGCGCTTTAGATACTAGGTGTAAGGAAGCAGGGATTGAACGCTTTACCTTTCACGCTTTTAGACACACTCACGCTAGTTTATTGCTGAACGCAGGTATTAGTTATAAGGAACTTCAGTACCGTCTAGGACATGCGAATATCAGCATGACTTTGGATACCTATGGCCATCTTTCTAAGGACAAAGAAAAAGAAGCTGTTTTATATTATGAAAAGGCTATGAATAATTTATAA